TCACTTCTTTAAAAATAGAGATTGTTCTACTTCTCGGCGACGCACTAGACCTTTCATAACCTTGCCGCCCGCTTTATTCCAGACAAGAAATTGATCTGCTGCACCTTGATATTCACCTTTATTAAGTCTCTTCAATAAGGTTGACTTCTTAAAAACACCGGAACCAATGTTGTAAGTCAAAGACACTAAAGCATCAAATTGATTCTGAGCTAGTGGCACAATGACAGATTCATTGACAGTCTTTTCAAATTTAGCTAAGTCATGTTTAAAGTAGGCTGTGGCTTGTTAAGGTGTACAAGTATTCCCCTGCTTAACTTTCACGCCATTTGGATAAACTGTAGTGCCAGTGCCAATGGTCCAGACTCCTACACCATCGTCATAAGCTTTGAAACGTGTATCTTCAAATCCTGAGATTAAAACTATACTAACATCACTTGTAGTCATGCTAGAAGGTGCAAATTTATCTACCAACTTATTTAAATCATCTACTTGCGCTTGTGTAAGCTTGCCGCCTGCAATAGCACGAGCAGTATCAAAAAAGTTTTTACGTGTCATTTGGCTCTACATTTGTTCGATCATGTCCAAAGTAAGAGTTGACGATGGCGCCAGTCCAACCGACAACTGTACCCAATAGGATATTTATTAAATCCTTATTTTCTTTTGAAATATCCAAGAAGAATAAGAAAATTAAAATCAGTAGTACTAGAACTAAGACCGCAATAGTAATAATTTGCTTACTCTCCATCACATGCTCTTTTTATAACTTTTCATTCGTACTGCATGTTCTAATCGTTCTCTTTGGTCTCGCCGAAACTGGAAGTAGAAATTAACTAGAAAACCCTAGAACAGTAATAATTAAACCTATAGCAATAGCTGCACTGACCTGAAAATACCAGCCAAATAATGTTACTCCGCCCCCGCATAAATTGATTTTGTAACTGCAGTGGATGCGACCACTTCAACCATATTTGATGCTTTTTCAGACATAGTACCCCATAATTTTTCGGCAATAAAAAAGCCCTAAGGCTATTGAAGCAAAGGGCTTGTGGCGGTTTGGTGTGTGTTTAGAATAAATCGAGGAGATTACTTACATGGTTTGAAAACAGTGTACTTATATAAAATGGATCTTGGGTTTCAAACAATATTAAATAACCGCCATTGTAGAACAGGATAATATAAATAAAATTAATAATAGTTAGAAACAATATATCTTGTAGCCTTGACCTTGATATCAGTAAAACTAGAATGAATGGAAAAAAAGAAACATAAAGACGACCAGCAGAGAAGAATAAGTAGTATCCAACAAGGAAAAGTACAATACCAATTAATGACCAGTCATATAGCTCTTTGTTACTTCTATCTCCATAAAAGTATAAATACAAGAAGATGATAGCACTTAGTACAAATGCGCCTCCCCCTCCGCTTTCAGAGTCAACCGAATACAATTCTGCTTGTCTAAATCCAAAATAAACTAATAGAAATTTAGAAAATAGGAATAGAACTGCAGATACAATCGCCACCATTGAAAGCATTGTTCCAGTACTTCTATTTCGCAAATAGAATAAATACAGCGCATAAAGAAGCGAGACAATAAAGAACACAGAATGGAAAAAAGAAAGAACTAAACAAATTATTAGCTTTTTCTTATCACTCATGTTTGAAAGGAAGACAAGTAAAAATATTGCAGTTGCAACACCTTGTCTAAGCACCATAATTTGTGCAGTCTGCAAATATGATATGAAGAAAAGTGACACCATACCTAATAAGAACATTATGAATGTTCTTGATTTTTTTGCGACCACATATACAAATATACTTGTAACTATGGCACACATGAATTTTGGGAAAGTATCAGAAGAAAATGTGTCACCAAATAGCTTTGCTGCGGTTAAGAAAAGGGGCTCATTAACTAAAAGTGATAAATTTGAGCCAAAATCACTTAATAAGTTTCCTGATATCTCTGCATAAAGTACGTAATAATTACGGTCCCTAAACCATTCGTTTGGCATAGAAACCGCGAAATAAACATACATTAAGCCAATAAAAAAAGTAACCAAGAAATATATAGCTTTTGATTCATTAGAGCTGTTCATTTTGATCTTGTGGAGTTACAGACGACCTAATTCTACAGTCCAAATGAAATTAATAAAGCTAAAAGCACAATATTTAAATAATTACTCCCATGCTCCAATATTTGATAGAGACAATATAGTCCGGCGCCATGTTTTATTTGAGTTTGTCAAATGAAGAACTTGATCCCCTTCTGTAGCACTTAGCCCATAGTATGTTAATGTACCCCAGCAGTCAGTTAAACTACTCGGAATATTGAGATTGGTACCTTTAACAAGTTTATGAACAACACTAGCCGTCCATTCGATGCCATTATTTAAATCTGTCCCAATATCTTCATTGATTCTTGACCCTCAATCAATGCAAAACATAGTGGCATTTGCTGACTTTATGTGTAAGGCAGTTATCACAGTGCCCAAGCATTTACAGGGCACTTCAAGTGACTGCCTAGCCATAACTATGCAAGCAATGCAATGGGGAATGAATCCTTTTGCAGTCGCTCAAAAGGCCCACTTAGTCAATGGCAACTTAGGTTATGATACCTAACTAGTTAATGCCGTTATTATTGCTCGCCCCTATTATTGGTCGTCCGAATTTTGAGTGGTATGGCGACTGGTCAAAAGTGGATGGAAAAACGTGCAAAGCTCACGACGTCGGTATGCGTGTATGGGTAACTATATGAAGGCGAATCTGAACCACGTATCCATGATGTTTCGCTTGCTCAAGTTGGTAGCACACGCAACTCACCAAACTGGGTGAATGCCCCTAAGCAGCAGATTGCATACTTGGCTACAAAGAAACTAGCATGCTTCCAGAACCGTGAACTCAACCGATTTAGAGGGATACCAAGCTCTTAAAGACGAGAACTTGCCTACCCTAAAATCTGAAGCTCAATACGGTACTGAACGTTTGCAAGCTGCTTATGTAACTATTCCAAAGGGTAATTCTAAAAGGCACCTTTGGGAAGTTCACTCAATTAGCTTAAAAGAAATTGCTCAGTTTGCTGACCAAGTTTTACAGCACCAAGGAGAAACCTATGAACATTCTCCAGCGTAGTGAAGATTGGCATTCGGAACGCTGTAGCAAAGTCACAGCAAGCCGAGTGAAGGATTTAAATGCAAAGCCTAATAAGGGCAAAGCTTTAAATGCCTTAGTTTTAATTATTCTAGCTGAGCGCCTAACTGGCGTTCAGAAGGAAATCCCGACAAATTCAGCCATGCAATGGAGTATCTACAATAAGCCTTATGCAATTGCAGCTTATGAAAATGAGAAAGGTAACTTTGTCAAAGGAACAGGTTTAATTAACCACCCTTTTGTTGAAATGTTCGGGGCTTCACCAGATGTGCTTGTTAATGAAGATGGTTAATAGAAGTTAAGTGCTCTGATACCGCAACACACTTGAACACCTTTCTGTCTAAGCAAGTGCCAAATGAGTACATACCTCAAATCACTAGTCAGTTGGCTTGCACTCGTCGTGAATGGTGTGCCTTTGTGAGCTATGGCCCACGTCTACCAGAAGGACTACAGATCATTATTATTCGTGTCTATGCGAAAGACCTAGACATTAAAGGCTTAGAAGAAAATGTACGCCAATTCAATAAACAAATTAATGCGGCAATATAAGAATTAAAGGTGGCAGCATGATAGATCAAGAATACAGAGGAAATATGAACTACCCTTTTCAAGATCACATCGTCTTGAATGTCGAAGAAAATGTAGCTCCTTTCCCAAGAACAAATCTGCGTAAATGTCAGCACGCTCAAGTAGAGATTGATACTAAAGCTTTAAAGCTTACATGCATGAAGTGCGGAGCAAAAGTAAATCCTGCGATGGGGATCAAAGACACTATGCTGTATTGGTCAAGACAGCAAACAAGGATTGCAGAGCAGAAAAAGCAGATTGTGAAGGCCTTGATGAGCTTAAGAAAAGAGCAAGAACCAAGTGTCAGCACTGCAATAGGATGACCGCTATTAACTTAAAGAATTTCAAATTTACAATAATTGGGTGATGACATGACTGATTTGAATAAGGAAAGAGAGAAGTATCTTTAATGGCATTTCGATAATTGGAAAACTAAGTATGTCGCAGATAATGCGCCAGAGTTTGCAAAGACTAAATACGACCGTATTTATCAACATTTCCATACCGATCAGATAAACAAACGAGAAAGTGGATTTGAAGCATGGTTGGAAGCCAAAGCTCAGACAGTGTCAGAGACTCACATATTAGTTGAGAAATCCAAGATTAAAACTTGGTGGTAAGATGCAGGAGAGCCTGAAAATTTTGCAATTGATATTAAAGACCTACTTGGTCTTGATCACTATTTAACTGGTTATGAAATTATGGAAATCACCGAGCATCATACTATCCACTTACCTTCTAAAACTATTTATAGCATTTGGGTTGATAAAGATGGTGATAGAAGTTTCTGCACTGGAACAATGGAAGAATGCACTGCATTAACTTCAAGCGAATCGGGAGCTGAGGGATGAACACAATGGCACAAAGTAAGCTGTTTGGTCTCGCTGAAAATAGAACAGATATTTGGGCAACACCTCAAGATTTTTTCGAAAAATTAGATAGAGTTTTTAACTTTGATTTAGATGTTTGTGCTTTGCCTGAGAATGCCAAATGTGGGCGCTTTTTCACGCCTGAATTGGACGGTTTAAAGCAAGAATGGACTGGTACATGTTGGATGAATCTCCCATATGGACGTGAAATTTCCTTGTGGATTGAGAAGGCAGTTGAAACAGCAAATAATGGTCACACTGTTGTAGGGCTATTACCAGTGCGTACAGATGTAGTTTGATGGCAAGAACACATATTGCATAGAGAAATTCATTACATAAAAGGACGTCTCAAATTTGGAAGAAGTAAACATAAGGCACCATTTGGGTGTGCATTAGTTGTGTTTAGGCCAAGCCTTAAAGATATTCAATGGGTAATGACAGAAACTGATTTTAGTAAAGTGGAAAGTAAAGAGGGGTGAATGGGAGTTGCAATCGATTTGACATATATAGAACGTAGGGTTTCAACTGCTGAGTTCGCCCTTCGAATGAATTTCACAGAAAGAGAGCTATACGAACGAATTAAGGATGGCTGGATTAAGCCGCCTATAAAAGATGGTCGTAAAAACTTCTGGTTAATATAGTTATATTCTTAGTTGCTTTCGACAAGGTACAGATGAAAATAAAATGCAGGAACTGAGAGTATGAAATCAGCAAAGAAAAGGTCGCATTAAGCGACCTTTTCTTATGTGGTTAAATCAAATGTGAGTAACTATCAATAAAATTAATACTTAAACTATATATTACAAACACTTAACTTAAAATTGAGCGGTTTACATCATTCCGCCCATACCACCCATACCGCCCATATCTGGAGCAGCTGGTTTGTCTTCAGGAATGTCAGTAATCATACATTCTGTAGTTAACATTAAGCCAGCAACAGAAGCAGCGTGTTCAAGTGCAGAACGAGTTACTTTAGCTGGGTCAAGGATACCCATTTCTAACATATCACCATATTCGCCAGTTGCAGCGTTGTAACCGAAGTTACCCTCACCATTCTTAACAGCGTTGATAACTACAGATGGCTCATCACCAGCATTCGCAACGATTTGACGAAGTGGAGCTTCAATCGCACGGCGTAAAATGTTGATACCAGCTGTTTGATCTTCGTTAGCGCCTTTTAAGCCTTCAAGAGCATTTACAGCGCGAACAAGCGCAACACCACCACCAGCAACAACACCTTCTTCAACTGCTGCACGAGTTGCGTGAAGTGCGTCGTCTACGCGGTCTTTCTTCTCTTTCATTTCAACTTCAGTTGCTGCACCGATTTTAATTACAGCAACACCGCCTGCTAACTTAGCAACACGTTCTTGTAATTTTTCACGGTCATATTCTGAAGTAGATTCTTCGATTTGAGCACGGATTTGTTGAACACGCTCAGCGATAGCAGCAGCATCACCAGCACCGTCAACAATAACTGTGTTTTCTTTAGAAACAGTGATTTTGTGCGCTGTACCTAAATCTTGAAGAGTTGCTTGTTCTAAAGACATACCAACTTCTTCAGAAATAACTGTTGCACCAGTCAAGATCGCGATGTCTTGAAGCATTGCTTTACGACGATCACCGAAACCAGGAGCTTTAACAGCACATACTTTGATAATACCGCGCATGTTGTTTACAACAAGAGTTGCAAGTGCTTCACCTTCAACATCTTCAGCGATGATAAGAAGTGGTTTACCAGTTTTAGCAACTGCTTCTAAAACAGAAATCAATTCACGAATGTTGCTGATTTTTTTATCAACAAGAAGGATGAACGGATTTTCAAGTTCAGCAGTTAAAGTATCTTGTTTGTTTGCAAAGTACGGAGAGATATAACCACGGTCAAACTGCATACCTTCTACAACGTCTAATGCGTCTTCGAAGCCAGAGCCTTCTTCTACAGTGATTACGCCTTCTTTACCTACTTTTTCCATTGCTTGAGCAATAAGTTTACCAACAGTAGTATCAGAGTTAGCAGAGATTGAACCTACTTGTTCAATTGCTTTGAAATCATCAGCGGGTTTAGCAATAGAACGGATATTTTCAACTACAGTTTTTACTGCAATGTCGATACCGCGTTTTAAATCCATTGGGTTCATACCAGCAGTTACTGATTTGATACCTTCATTTAAAATTGCTTGAGCAAGTACAGTTGCAGTTGTTGTACCGTCACCTGCGATGTCGTTAGTTTTGCTTGAAACTTCACGAACAAGTTGAGCACCCATGTTTTCAAACTTGTCTTTTAATGAAATTTCTTTTGCAACAGTTACACCGTCTTTAGTGATGTGCGGCGCACCGAAAGAGCGGTCGATCACAACGTTACGGCCTTTAGGACCTAAAGTCACTTTAACCGCATCTGCAAGTACGTTTACCCCTGCAATCATTTTTGAGCGAGCTGAATCACCAAATTTTACGTCTTTAGCTGACAT